GTTTCCTGTAAAAGAGAAAGATGACGTGGTGGCGTGATGCCAGGCAGGCTAGGAAAAACGACCAATCACCCGGACGATGTCTCTGGACAGCAGACGCTCGACGAGCGTCAGTCCATGTGGGGAGAGATACCAGGCAAGGTGGTGTCGTTCGATTCTGCCAAGCAGACGGCAACGATCCAGCCCCTCCACAAGCCTCGCCATAATGGCAAGGCCATCGACATGCCGGAGCTGTACGAGGTTCCGATCAGGTTCACCAGGGCCGGGGGAGGAGCAGTCACCTATCCGATCAAGGCCGGAGACTTCGTCACGCTTCGTCCCCAGATGAGGAGCAGCGAGAACTACCACTCCAAGGACGACGGGGAGGCCTCCGATGCCAGGTCCTTCCACATCTCCGACATGGAGGCTCACCTCGATGGGGGAGAGAGCCTGCAGAACCCGATCAAGAACTTCGACTCGGAGAACTCCCACATCAGGTTCGACGAGGATGGCAAGTTCGGCATAAAGGGTTCCTCCTCGGGCAAGGTGAAGATCGAGGGGAGCGAGGGCAATATCTACGCCCTCATAGCCGAGTTCATGGAGCTGGTCGCCTCTGACGAGCTTCAGATAAACTACGGATCGTCTGCCGGCACGGGGCACGCCCTCAAGAACAGGGCCGCCCTCATGTCGATTGCCGCCAAGATAAAGGGGATGGCTCTGTGAGCGTGGAACCTCCTCACTTCACCCTGTCGATGCGACCGAACGAGGATGGCATCTCGGACCTCTTCGTCAGGGACGATCACCAGATCGGCATCGCCCTTGGCCCGGAGGCCGTGGCTCATCATGTTCGCTGGAGGCTCATGACCTTTGAGGGAGAGTGGTTCCTCGATGTCGAGGCCGGGGTCAGGTGGCTAGAGGACATCATGGGGCATCGATTCAATCCCACCCTGGCAGAGGTCATGGTCAAAAATGAGGTCTTAGAAACTCCGGGGGTGACTGGTATAAATGCCCTGTCCATCGGCTATGACCGAGCCAGGAGGGACCTCATGATTCGAGGCATGGACGTGGCCACCGAATACGATGACCAGACTGTCTGGATCGCCAACGTGGGAATATCGACATGACGGACTACGGAGTCGTACCTACCGGGTTCAACAGGAAGGGCTTCAACGCCATCCTCCTGGACATCGAGAATGCCATGATCACAGAGTTCGGAGGTAATGTCATCCAGACGCCTCAGTCTCCCTTCGGGCAGGTCAACGGCTTGTTCGCCATGATGACCACGATCCTCTGGGAGTTCGCCGAGGACGTCTATCAGAGCTACGACGTCGACCAGGCAGAGGGAAGTCGCCTCAACATCCTGGCCAAGATCAGGCTCATGGATCGAATGACGGGAGAGAGCGATGCGGACTTCAGGAAGGCCATCACTAACCAGGGCCGAGCTCGGGTCGATGTCCAGGACCTGGCCAGAGCAGTCACGAACGTCGATGGGGTCACCTATTGCCACGTCTGGGTCAACGACACCTCGCTTCTCGATCAGGTCACCGGGCTTCCAGGAGGAACCCTCTGCGTTGCCGTTCTCGGAGGCTCAGATCAGGAGGTCGGAGAGGCTATTAGACGATTCGTTGCACCCGGGATATCGCTCTACGGCAATACCTACATCACGACAGTTACGGAGGGATACTGCCGAACTCTGGTTATCCTCAGGCCCTATCTGGTGCCCGTTCTGATGAATATCAACATTCGAGTCAGGAAGGATGTCTATGGCTGTCCTCCCCCGTCGATCATGTCGATGGAGGAGGCCCTGCTGGAGGCTCTGGCTCCTGGAGGCAGTCACCAGATGCTCAACGGGGATGACGTCACCCACTACCGGATCCGATCGGTGATCGAGGCTCTGTTTCCAAACGTCGAGGTCGTGTCGATAGAGACCATGAGGAAGGGAGGGCCTGGAGAACCCATGCTCGGCGATCTTCCGATCGCGTTCTCCGAGCTCGCCACGTTCGAGGCGGCCGACGTGGAGGTCATTGTGTGACATGGCCGACTGCCCGATCATAGAGGTTCTAGTCGAGGAGCACGTTCACCGGGTTCTGACCCAGTATCGGGAGAGCCCGAAGCTGCTCCACATGATCAGGACCTATCTTCGCCAGGCCGGCGAGGTGATCAGGGTCATCTGCGACCTGCCGGAGCAGTTTGATCTCGATTCGGCCGTCGGCGATCAGCTGACCCTGATCGGGGAGAGGATGGGCTGGCCTCGCTGTCACTGCACCTGCGTCACCCAGGCAGTCTTTGGTTTCGACTGCCAAGACGATCCGTACTACGAGCCGGAGCACAACGTCACCGGGTTCTGCGACGACTCCCAGACCTGGCTCGACTGCGGAATATTCTCGGTCGTTGACATCTGCATAGACGACGACGAATTGTATCGGAAGTTCCTCCAGGTCCGCCGCTACCAGATGATGTCGCTCTACTCCCTCGATGACCTGACTGCGGCCATTCAGATATTCTGGGGAGAGACCGCCTGGGTCATCGACGCCGGTCACGGGAGGGCAGTCATCTCTCCCGGGAGGGAGCTGACTGCCAACGAGAGAACCTTCCTCCAGCTCTATCCTCGAGTCTTGCCCATCCCCATGGGAGTTCAGGCAAGGTTCCACTTCTTCACCAATCCCATCTTCGGTTTCGGCGAGGGATGGGGAGGCTTCTGCGACGAGTTTAGAGAGGGAGATGCCCCGATCATCACGGAGGGCGACGATCCTTTGGTAACGGAGGACGGGGTGACGGAAATCATAACGGGAACGGTTCTCGGTGACGCCGACTGGATGTGCGAAATCAATGTCGGTCCATACGAGTGCACGAACATAAGGTGACCTGAGAGATGGCAAATTTTACTCCTCCATTCGCCAATACGGGCGAGAAGCGATTCCCGACGTCAACGGAGAAGAGCCTTGGTCACGCCTGCGGGCCGGCCGACAGGCAGCTGTTCAATCTCCTCCAGCATAGACTGGAGGCGGAGATCGGTCACGTCATAGAGTATGCCGGCCTAGTTCCAACCGACGATCGATACACCCAGCTGAGGGAAGCCATCGAGCAACTCATAGCCGCCGCCACCGGGTCAGGGGACACTACCGACTACCTGCTCATGAGCCAGGCCAGGAGCAGACTGCCGATCCACCCAGAGATAATGAACATCGACAATCGGATCATCTGCACCCAGCCGGCTGCCGGATCGGTCAGGATGCCCGGAGGAGTGGACTTCCTTCACCGAGGCATCTACCCGGTAACCACGGTCCAGACGGACTTCGCCACGGACCCGAGCACGACCTATCACCTCCGGTGGGACAAGACCAATGGGTTCAGGCTGAGGAGGCTGACCGACGCCGCCTACAACCCGACCTCCCTGTCCGAGGCCAACAGTCTGTTCGACTCGACTTACGACGACATGCTGATCGCCAGGATGACCACCTCTTCGAGCAACATCGCGACCATCACCAACCTGAGGAATGCCGTGCGTCTGGAGAAGTTCGAGGTCAAGACCGGCCCAGGAATAATCTTCAATGCCGGCGTGCCGATGGATGGCGTGGTCTACGCTGCCCAGTTCTCCATCGACTGGGGGAGAACCCCAATGGTCTCGATCCACTCGGTCTGCGGCCAGACCAAGGGGAACTTCATGAGCGGATACATGAACAGGGTGGCGATCACGACCCAGAATCGATACACGGTCAACACCCAGACGACCGGCGACTGGGAGTGGCCGATGACCAACGCCACTCACGGTCCGTGGGGAGAGACCACCCTGTCGGCCTGGCGGTACTGAGAAGGAGACGACCAATGGTAGGCATTCGAATCGATCAACTCCCCGAGACCGGCGCGGTGGACAGGGCCCACGAGCTGCCGACCATGCTCGGCGGGCTGACCAGCAAGCTGACGGTCGACCAGATACTGGACCTGGCCACCGACAAGTTCCCGACCTCCGGGGGAGACTTCACCGGCAAGATCACCACGATACCGTCGGCCACCGTGGAGGGGGCCGGCCTCAACGTCGCCCCGGGCTTCGACCCCGCTTCCCCCCTCGAGGGAGACGTCTGGAGCACAGCCTCCGGCTACAAGGTCAGGATAGGGGGAACCACGCATGACCTGGCTCTGAAGATCAACGAGGCCCCGACCGATGGGGTCCAGTACGTTCGAAAGAATGCCGCCTGGCAGGGGGTGGTCGTCAGTACCCCGATCAGCGATGGCCCGCCTGCCAATCCCACTCCCGGACAGCAGTGGTTCGAGAGCGACACCGGGAACACGTACATCTGGTACGCCGACGCCGACTCCTCCCAGTGGGTGCAGATGAACGTCGCTGCTCACGTCGACGATTACATAACCTCCGCCAGCGCGGACATGTGGGCCGGCTTCAAGGACCTTGGAGCGATCAATGCATTCGTGGTCTCGAACAGTTTCGATGGAAGTGGCTCTGGCGTCTTGACCATGAACGAGTACAGCGAGATGCAGATCAACGCCAGCGGCTCAGGGACGCAGGAAAAGAATGCCGTCTTTGCCCTCAACAAGTGGGCGTCGGGGGCGAGCTGCACGATTAACGGGAAGGCCGGCAACGAGGTTCGCTGGTACATGGTGCTGGGAGACTCGACCGCGGAGAGCGGCTCCAACACCGGGTCCAATTTCATCCTGGGTCGCTCCGATGATAATGGGACTGCCATTGGCAATGTCCTATCGTTTCTTAGAAACACCGGGGAATGCGTCGTCTACTCCACCGTGGCTTCCACCAACACCACTACCGGGTCCCTGACGTGCAGGGGAGGTTTTGGGGCCGCCGGCGCCATCTATGCGGGCGGAGCAGTCGTTGCCGGCACCGGCTTCGTGGCCTCCGGTGGGTCAAGCACTTTCAGGGGGTTCTCTTCC